GTCACATCCAAAGGAACCTATGTGTTCATTGCCAGGATACTTGAATCCATTCTTATTTATAACTCTATTCCTAAGTTCTCGTGGCGGTATCCAACTAACATAAAACCTTCCATGCTTCTCTGGTGTCCATATAACCTCTGTATCCTTAACACCATTCTTCCAGGAGAAACCTCCCCTTTGAACAACACGCTGCCTTTGCAAGTTATCATTAAAGTCTATCTGCTCATATATCCTTGTTAAGCTAAACAGACTATTTTTAGCCTCATCTCTAAAAGCATGACCCTCTGTTCTAGGAAACTGTCTATAGAACTCATTTAGTGCGTCAGAATCGTTTCTAAGGCTCTCTACTTCATTTTCCCAGTAATCTAGTACTCCTCCATCTATAACGTCTCCATAGTGGTCTAAAATGGCTTTATTTGGTTTTCTAAAAACTGGTTGTCCGTACTGATCTAGAAACCCTTCGAAGTTCCATTCCATGGGAATAAATAAAGAATACATTCCACTCTTAGTCTGTCCGTTTGCGTTTCTTTGCGTCACATCAGAGTCTCTGTAAAGTCTTTTGAAGTTTCCTCCTCCTTTGTCTTGAGAGTTTGAGGTAGACCCCATTAGGCACTTGCCTATGATTCTTCTACCTAATCTAAGTGTAGTTTTAGTGACACGCCAGTTGTTAAGGATATTATCTGGACGTTCCCACTTTCCAGATTCATCGTGTACGAGCAACCGTAGCTTTTCACCATCGTAGGAGTTATCCCCAGTGTTCTTCCAGTCAATCGTTGTGTCGAGTCCTGTAAGATCGTCATCCTTTTCTGTGTCTGCAATAGACCTTCTTGTAAGCTTTGATGCTGGCACTCTGTATGCGAGCTCTGTCTTTGGTCTATCCATACCGTCTTGGATTGGCTTAAAGAAGAAGGGATAGTTTGTTGAAATAGGCACGACTTTGTCTGTGAACATTTTTTTTGCGTCCGCACCACTCTTGGATAAAATACCGAACCTAGCATCGGAGGTGACTGTAGCTTGGTTAACTGTCTCTGCTGATGACATGAAGCTGAATCCTGAACGCCTGTTCTTAAGGTAGCACATTCCATAGCACCTGTTGTCTGCTTTGCAAGCTTCCCAAAAAATGAAGAATATTCTATTTGACTCCCTGTACTCTGGGTGCCCAACATCGATCTTTGTCCATTGGAGGTACATGTAGTGAGCCCCAGTAATATAAGTAGGAACACCATTATTTTTAAACCAAAAACCACTCTCCCTTCTATCGAACTCATCTTCAATGTAATCGACCCATGACTCTTTGAATGCACTCTGGTACTCATTCCACTGGAAAATGGTCTTAATCCTTGATAGTTCTTTTGGGTATTCAAATGGCTCCCAGTGTTGTTCCGTATCCTTCTCACTTCTAGAATAAATCTTTTTCGGCTGCAAAGGTAATGCTATTTTTAAGTTCTGTATCTCAACAACTTCACCAATCTGTCCAGACTTAGAGATAACAATAACATCGTGATCCTTATTATAACCATAGTCCCAAGCTTTCTTTTTGTTTAGCTTCTCTCTAGTCTTATCGTTGATGTGAGAGACAACCTTACATAAATTAAGATTTTCGTCCTCTGGACTCTGCAAAGCTTTGGAATCCTTTATCTTTTCCTTTGCCGTCTTTAGTCTGATCTTCGCCATTTAATTTATCTCTTTCGTTTTCTATTCTCTGTAGAATAGCAAATGCATCCTCTATAGCTAGTCTTTTTGTTGCTGCCGCATTCTTTAATCTATCAGCTGCTAAGTCATCATCCTTATGCCCTGTGATTATTTTTTCTTCGGCAACCTTTATAAGTTCATCTACAGCTCTTTCTCCTGCCGATATAACCCTTAATATTGTATCCTTAGTATCACTCATCGGTGTATGTATAAGTGAAACAATAATTCTCCCATGTTATGGTGCTTACCCAATACTCTTCCATTTAATTAAATTTAATGCAAATGTCATTATGATTCATCCTATAAACCTTTTGATCGTCTATTGTAAACTCATACTCTGAGTTTTTAGTGAACCCTATCTTTTCCCCTTGCTTGAATACAGAGCTATGTTTTACAAGTCCCACATGCTCCTCTTCTTTCTTGTCCGATCTGTAAATCTCACTATCTTGAGTATGATCGATAGGAGAAATGAAACAATAATCTTTTGTAGTTTTCCACCCCTTGTCATCCTTGTACATATATATTCTTTGAGGATTGACTAAGTATTCGCCATCCCTAAAGAACTCGTTGCTTTTTCTTTTCTTGCCTTTGGCATCTAGATATGTTCTAAACACATTGTGATGAACAACTACTATACTACCAACTGGTATCTCTCCGCCCTTTGGTGTCGCACACACAATTCCCATTCTGTTCACATAACTGGCATCCTCTATTGACGTGTTTATCGTGAACTCTTGGTTTGCTATTGTTTTTGTGTTGTTGTATTCCTTTCCTAGTGGCTTTACCAGATAACCCCATCTTGGTATCATATTAAATTTATATTGTATTCAACTACTACTGGAATGTCTTTAAACTCTTTCCATTTAACAGACTCTTCATTTTTCTTGACCCAAACACTGAATCCTTCTCGCTCTTGAGCTATATCGCTTATTGTATACGATCCTCCTAGAACCTCTTGATTAACTATGTAGTGCATGGCATTCTTATAGTCAGCGCCAACTGAAATCTTTCTAATGTAATTCATTATATTTTATCTTCCTCACTAAAGGTAGTGATTTTAATTATTTTTCCCATATCATAGTGTATGGTTTGATGTATAAATCCATCTGGTTTGTAGACAACAAACATACCGTGATTAATTAACTTGTCACCCACAACAACTACGTTTCCTTCAACTATAGGTTTTTCGTTAGAGTAAAGAATCATCTTAAGCTCTTTTGTTGGAGACTTAACTATATGTTGTTCATTTTGCTGAGACAACCCTATGTTGAAAAAAAGGATTGATAGGGCTAGAGTTAGGTTTGATATAATTTTATTCATTTTATTTAATTATTGTTTTATGCTATTGCTAAATAGATATATGTTTTGTTTAATTCGTTTATTTGAGGTGATGCAGCAGAAGAAGAAACTTGAAAATTTGTTGCTCCAAAAGTTACTTGAACAAAAGTATTATTTGTTAATTGAGTAGCATCTGTATTGGGCTGTAATGGACTATTATTTGGATTAGGAATGTCTCTTTGATAATCCCATATAAACCAATTTGATGCACCTGTTGTATTAGCACCTTTTATCATTATCCATCTTGGCTCAAATCCTAAATCTACTAAAGGGCCTGATGTTCCACCAAGACCCGTATAACTTCCTACCTTCTGATAACCATCTACTGAATGGAAACAATATGCAATAACAGAACCCCAACTTGTTCCAAACGATGTTCTAAAATGTGTTGAATTAATAAATTCATTATTTACTGTATCAATTTTAACACCATCTGTATTTAAAAACAAAAAGTCAAGACTACCATCT